AGAACTTGGCATACTCTATGTCTTTTCCCTTGAGGAAATATGAGAAGTCCCAAGTCTTTGAGATTTCTTTGGGCAGGTCATCGTCAAAGCGAAGTCTACCTTCAGCATATATCCCGATACAATCGCTTTTGCGATCCATTGGTTGAAATAACATTAATGTACTTTCTTAGAACCTGAAAGACCCAGGTGTTCTACTTGTCTCGATTATAGAATGAGAATTATCTTTTGTCAAGACATAAGATGCAGAAGCCTGCATTTTATTTCCAAAGTACATACTAACATGTTCGAGAGCTTTATTTAAGCCAAATCTTTGTAGTTGAGACAAGGTGTTCTCGTAAATCTTGTTAAACTTTTCTTGATTCCAATTTTTGTTCTGCTCTTTTGCATGTAAAAATAACATTGTCTTTATCAGCAGATTGTCATGTCTTGTAGATGCCATCTCTTCTTCAAGTGACAACTTCTCTCTGGTAATCTTTGTAATGCAGGTTCCTGTGCTTGTTGTCTCTTTTACAGAGTAGGTTGGCGCTACTTCTACTATCTTATTGTAAAAGTTGAGAAGGTGATGCTTCAAGATTCTCGCATCTTCATGTTCTGCTTTTTCATAGTAGAGATCAAAGAACTCATGTAGGTTGTTTATTCCGTAATAGTCTCTGAGGTATTCTTTTGTGTATTCTGAACGTAGGTTAACAATTAGTCGCCAGGGGGCGTTTTGGTCTACAAGGAATCCATGCTTGTTTGCTGCGGAAACGTAGTGTTTAAATGCCGGGTCGTTTATATATTTCTCGAACTTTACCTGATCATCTGATTTGTCGTCAGTGGACATTTCTATTGCAAGTCCGGTGGCTAAAATAGATCCTCGGTTGCGAATGTACGAGGAAAATAAAAGCGGCGTGTTTGTCTTTTTTCTTCTTGACAGAAATGGAACATATCTGTTTATAAAAGAATCAAAGTCTCTTACTTTTTCTCCTTCATTGTTCCTGTTGTTGATGGCGGTGTTGAAGTAAGAATTGAATATCTTCTGTTGAACCTTGTGATGATCGGCAACATTACTAGACCAACCCTTTATTGGCTCTATAACAATGTTTTCAGAAGATGGAATTCTTCTGGAGACTACAGCCTCTTTGTAAAAGTCGCCAAAGTCTTGAAACATTTCGGCTGCGAAGTCAAGCATAAATGTGGTCTTTTTACTTTTCTCGCCTGGGTTGACTGAGCGCATGTTTTGAGCGTTGGGTAAAACATAGTTTCCAGACAAGTCAACCTGTCCATATAGTCTGTTGCCAGAGTCCCATAAATCTATAAACTCTCCAGAGATTGTAGAAAACAGTTTTTTATAATTCCCTCTCTCTCGAAAAGCATCTTTAGAGGATAGACTGTTTTTTCCTTTTATTAAAACTCTAGTCATTCTGTTTCTCCATCTGTGTCTTCTTGAGGAACTTCACTTGGATCAGACTGCCTAGCTCTTAATTCTGCAACAATAGCTTCGGCTTGTGTAACTTCTTCTTGAAGGATTTCAAGTTGTCGCCTATCTTCTTCGCTTAGTTCGGTAGAGGTTGTATCTCCGCCGACGCCGCCTGGAAGGGTTTCGCCGGGGGCGAGGTCGCCAGCGGAGGGGGTGCGGCGGGCCTCGATTTGTCGTATTTGTTCTTGAAGCGCCTCTAGTCTGGCTAGTGCTGAATCCGACTCTGCCTGTTGTTGTCTGGCGGCTTCTCTTTCACGGAACTCTGCACGAGCGGCTTCGGCGGCTCGACGGCGGTCATTTATTTCTGTCTGTATTCTGTTGGCATCGATGAATACCGACCGACCTATTGTTGTGGTAAAGTCGTCATGACTCAACTCGTTAATAACCTCCAAAGCTTTGTATGGGTGTATTATCTTTTGATTTATTAATTTTCTTCTCATGTTTCGTGAGTGTGGGTAGTTTTTTGGCTCAAGCCAAAAATGATCTCCAGATGTAAAGTGGGTGTTTCCAAAAAGAGAAATTTCGGCGTCATAAAACTTTATTAACTGACGGTCGCCAGTTTGGGTTTCGCTTTCAAGAACTTGCTGGAGTCTTACTCGGTTGATATCGTCAGTCATTTTAGATTTATAGTTCAAAGATTTCACAAGGCTTTTTTCCTCTCCATAAAAAAGGCCAGGAATTCCAAACGGAACAGCAGAGCGCCTATTGAATGGGCGGTCAGTTAAGAATGGATACTCATATTTTAAAGAGTGCGCCCCGATATAAATATAGTCGGACGTTGCACTGGGTAGGGATCTAGCCCTTCGTGGCAGTTGACTGAAATCTGTTTTTCCGTTGTATTTTCCACGAATATTATTATTCGAAAGAAGTCCTTTTTTGCTTGGCAGTGTAAAATGTTCGACTGATAGCTGTGGCGGTGGTGGAGATGGGTAAGCTACTGAGGCTTGCTCAAGGGTTTCACCCGGTCTTGGGACGGTCTGTATGGTTTCAAGATTGAAGCCGGATGCCTTATCGACTCCTCCGTCAACAAGCTTTGAATGAATAATGTCTGCAAACAACTCTTGAACAAACACATTAAAAGTTATATCAGATTTCTGTCGATTAATAATATGGTTAAAAAACCAGTTGTTAAATTCTTTTAAACTTATTGGAATGGCAGAAAGGGGTATGTCTTTTCTGTTGCTATCTCCTTCGTTGCCACCAATTGCTTGAAGGTCTACAAGGTTAATTGGGCCGAGGGCGAAGCGTAATTTTTTTACAAAAGAGTCGGTGCTGGCGGAGGTTGCTTTCAATGCTGTATCAATTATATCTCCGAGAAGAATGTAATAAATTCTATGCTTGTTTTCCCCTGGAGAGTATAGTCTTTCTGTTGGAACAAACTCTTCGTCGCCTTCGCCTGCCTCTGGATCAGTTTCGGCTGTTCGAGGCGCATCATCTGTTCGTAAGACTTCGTTTTCGGGGTTTGTTTCTGGAGATTGTTCATCTTCTGATCCATTGTTTTCGTCGTTGGCGTCGTCGCTGGGCTCTTCATCGTCTTCGCCTCTGCGGGCGGCGGCTGCGGCGGCGGCTTGAAGCATAACCTCGCTATAGTTTGTCATAAAACCTTTATTAAACAAAACAGGAGGTGTTGAAAATTCAATGCCAAATTCTCTCTGGCCTATTTTCTTATTGACATCGGCGTAATGAACCTTGCCACTTTCAAATAAAGATGACAAAAACGCCCTATATACTAGTCCGCTGAAGGGGATAAGATTTTGCCTTAATTGTTCTATTTGGGCTTGTAGTTGCTCTCTTTCAGCTTGTTGTTGCTCGTAAGCACGATCTATTTCTTCTTCTGCGAATTCTCGGACGCCTCTGCTTGTGGCGTTATTGCCTATTGCTTCTTCCATTCCCGCTAAAGGTTCGCCAGCTTGCGTCATTTGATTTTCAAGCTCTCTTATTTCGGCTCTGATTCTTTCTCTCTCTGCTCGGGCTGCTTCTAGTCGTTCTTCGGGCACCAGCCCATCAAGAACTTTGATCGAGGCTGCGCTTCGGGAAATATTTTTCATGACAATCTTTAGGGAGACGGACCCATCTTCTGCAATGTTAATATCGTAATCTTGTGTTTGTAGCCTAAGTCTTTCTCTCCAAAGTCCTGAGTATACATTAGAGTCAGTTTCGGGGGCTCCGGTAGGAAGGCTCCACCCATAATAAAGGACACACTTTGTTTGGGCTTCTGTCAGGTCTGATAGTTTAGGAACCCCCCTGCCACGAAATTTATAAATTTCAGAAATATTGGAAAGAGAAATATCTAAATCTACCGTTGTTTCACCTCTATTCAGGGCAGCGTTGTCGCCAACAAGGTTTTTCTGCACTCTTATCTTTTCTATGCCTGCGCCAGATATAATGCTATGACTGGGGTCTGTCATTTGGCTGGCATCGCTGATCCTTGAAAGCTTCGTTCCTCCAAGTGGTACTCTTCGGAGGCGTTCTGTGCCGTTCTCCGAGGTTGTTAATAAATATAATTCTGCAAAGGGAGTCATGCTTGATAAGCCAAGACTGCTCATATTATTAAACAAGCCCACGTTTTTATAACGGGAGCGGCATATCATGGGTATAGCACTGCTTGGAACTCTTAATGCTGGCGAGTATCCTGGGGTGGCTACAGATGTATCGTAGGATATGGACTTAAAGTTATTATACGACTTGTGGCCATGTTCCTCGTAGAAGGCATCGCTTTGATAGAGTAGGTACTTTTGTTCCAAGTCCCGAATATCATCATATGCATCATCAGCCATTGTCGCTCGCCATAGAATCTGAGTTTGTTAGTATTCTTCTAATCTCTTCTAGGGGAAGTGGTATTCTTATTGTTTGCCCTTCCGAGATGTGATGTTCAGTTGGAACTTGATTATACCATGCGATAATCCACCATAGAGATGAGTCGCCATAGAATTCATAAGCTATATTCGATAATCTATCATTTGACTTCCAAATATATGGAACTCTCTTGAGATTTCTTATGTCTTCAAGTCTTGGATGTGACATGTTTGGAGTTCCAAAATGTCTTATTCTGGAAACGCCTCGATCACGAAATATTTCTTTATATAGCTCGTTTTCGTTTAATAGGGTTTTTTTATCGTCGTATCTGGACATTAGGATTCTCTCCCTTCAGGGGTCATTGCCGAGGTCAATTCATCGGCGTCACCAGCAAGCTCTCTTTGGGAGGCGCTTTGTCCTGCTCCAGTTGCTTGGTCAATTGCCGCTAGAGATTCAGCAGAAAGATCTGGTGAGCGGCCTGTCGATTGGTCTTTGGGGCTAATAACTTTATATGGGAAACCTTCGGTTCGAGGCGTGGATTGTGCATCAAAGCCAAGCGCATGGTCGTGAATAACTGATATTGTGCAAGTTAAATCAAAAGACATTGGATATATCTCTCCATTTGTTGACTCGTAAAAACCAGCTTCAAAATTTGGAACAAATGAAAAATTTGATATTACACCTGGAACACCTGAGAGGCGGGCATCACCATCTGGTACCTGGGGGTTTCTTAACAAGTTCATTACTTTGATTTTGAAAAGAGGAGGGGTTGCCGGTGTAGCGTAAGTTCGACCCCTAAAAGTGGGATAGGTCATGGACATTAAGTCTGAACATCTCTTGAGATTCAAAATTGATTCGGCGGAGGAAGCGGCAGGGACAGACCAAGATATAGAAACCTCTCTCGTTGTATTTTTATAAATAGAAATTGGGTCCATTCTACCAATAACCTCTGTCTGGTTAAACTGCGGAGTAAATGTGTCAGAATAGTCAGTTAAGAACGCTTTAAACTTTACGCTCTGCTTTTTTGAAAAGCTATAAAACTCAATATACTGTCCTGCATTAAACTGGACATTTGTAGGGTCAGGATAGTTTTTTTCACCATGGGTAAAAAAGATACTTTCTGCTGGTTGATCTGGTGCGTCAATGTCGGCTGCTGCTTGGGCGGCTTCGTTTTCGGCTCTTGGTGCATCTTCGTCGGACATTTTAATTATTACTCGGTAGATATACTACTTCATAAATAGCATAAAGAACAAATAAATACTGTTAGCTGTTGATTAGTCGCCCTCGAACATTACCAGACAATGAACGTGTGACTGTGCGGGCTAGTTCTCGACCGTCTACGTTGATTATGATTGTAGAACCTTCGCCATTGGCGGAAGTGGTGGCACTGTTTGCTACAGCGTTGGTTGCGGTGGAAATCTCTGCTAGTACAGACTGTCTTACTTGTTCTTGTGCGCTGGCAAGTTCCTCTGCCTTGTTCATCACCTCAACAACTCTTGTAACCGCTGCTGGCTTTGCATCAACTGTTTCAACTGCTTGATGAAGATTATACATAGAGGAGGAGAGGGCGGCAAAAGTGTCGGCTCCCAGTCCTGTGCCGGCTGCGGACAGCCTCTCAACTGCTTCTGTGAAGGCGTCAAGTCCAGTAGCGGCGGTGGCACCGTGTCTGCCAATCGCTGATAGTCCGGTGCTAAGTCCTCGGAGGTTTTGTGGCGAAAGTTGTCCGATTGAACTTATCAGATCTGCGGTGCTGCTTACTAAATAACCTACGGATGTTGTGATGCCAGCTAATGCGAGGGAGAGTGCGCCAAGGATAAGGATGGCGGGAACGGCGACGGGAGCGGCGGTGGCGACGGAGGCGAGAAAACCTGCTAGACCTAGACCAGCGGCGGGGGCTGTAGTGGAGACACCGAATAGACCTACTTTGAGTGCAGTGAAGGCTTTGCCAAGAAGTCCTATCTTGGAAGCCACAAAGAAGCCCGCCATTACTTCTCCAAAAAGTGGGAACGCCTTTGTTAAGTCTGCGACTCCGGTCAACACTCCGAGAAGGAAGTCAGCTATTGGCTCGACAGCGATTGCAAACTGTTGAAACACTGCTGCTAATTTTTGCTGTGGTCCGACGGCTGCTGCGGCGATTTCGTTAAGTGTTCGCTGTTCCCTTTCTGTGTCAGAAAGCTCTCTGGTCACTCCGTTCGCTTCATTGGCCAATCTCATAAACTCTTCTGAAGTAAGTCCGAGGCCGCCAGATAGTATCTGTAGTCCTTGGCGGTATGCTTGTGATCCTTCGCCGAAGCTGCTTAGTTGATTTGATAGTCCTCCGACTAGTCTGGATAGATCGTCGGCGGTTCGGAGGGATGACAGGGTTCCTTGGTCGAAGTCTGGTCCTCTGAGTCCAAGGCCTGTGATGGTCCGTGCAAACCCAACAGCGGTAGAGTAATCTCTAAAAGCATCGGTGGCTGATATAAGAGAGGTTACTGCAACGCCGGAATCTTGAGAAAGATCAACAAAATCCTCTGATAGTTCTGTGGAGGATGCACCGTAGCCGATGAGGGCTTGTTGTGCTGCCTGGAAAGCTTGTACTGTTTGGGCGGCAGATCTTCCGTTGGCTCTTCCAAGTTCAATCACTGCATCAATAGATTCCATGGCTGCTTCGGTGGACATTCCAAGGACGCTTGTGTATTGGTCTATTAACTGACCGGACTCTTCAAAAGATATTCCCAGTCTTTCGTTTCTTGCTGCGAATCTTACAAGCTCTGCCCTTGTTTCTCTTGACTGTCCAAAGAAGCCAACGAGATTTTGTTGATAGGCTGCTAGGGCTGCACCACCTTCTTCATATGTTAATCCGAGATCAACATTTGCGTTAGCAAGTTCTTGCAAAGACCCAATCTGATCCATGCTGCGTGTTGTTACTCCAGCAAGAGAGGCTTGGGCATTCATCATCGAAAATATTGCCCTGTTTGTCTCTTCTGAAATTGTTCTTTGTAAGTTAGCAAGCAGGTTTGAAGGTTTTATCAAGTTGCGTATTGATGTGCCGATACTCTTGATGCCCTCTTCATTGAAAAGATCAACTTCCCCAGACATGTTTCTTATGCCTAGAAGCCTGCTTGCATAAGAGTCAACTAAGCTGTTCGCAGCCGATTGAAGTTGGACGGCTTTTTCTTTTTGCTCGTTGCTTTCTTTTTCGGCGTTTACTGTCTTAACAAGTTGCTCGAATTGTTTTTGTTGCTCTCCAGTAAGAGTAACCCCAAGGATTTTTAATTTTTCTAAAGCGTTGATTTGTTGTTTTTGTAAGTCTAATATTTTCTGTTCAGAGTCTACGAAATCTTCAGCATTGTCAGATATTTCTTTTTGAAAATTTGCGAGCTTCTCGGCTGAAGCTGCAATCTCTGCCGCAAGCTGTGTGTCTGTTGTTCCAGAATCAACCCTGTTGTTTCTAGATAAAGACGTATTGAGCTTATTGATTGCATCAACTAAGCTTTTAAAATCTGCGGAAGTTGCTTCAGCCATTTATAATATTATCCCTTGAATGGCCACTTGATTCCAGTCTTGCGCTGGAAAGCATCTACAGCCTTTCTTAATTTAAACTTATCCTTGTAAGTTCTTGGATTGTCAAGTCCATACTTTGCTGCGGTTTGGATATACTTCTTCTCGCTAGACATGGCCTTGGAGAATGAATTGACCTCGCTTCTTGATCCGGTAATGTTTACTGGTATGGATGCGCCTCCAAACATTGCTTGCAAAAGCCACTTTACATTTGATCCAAACATCAAAAGACTTGACTCATCCATCTTGCCTTCTCTTGCAATACTTAAGTCAATGTGAATAGTTACGTTTTCTTCCATCGTAGTTTATACTCCGTGCTTTAACTAAATAGTTCTTTAATAATATAAATGCAAAACGCCGAAACAAGTCGGCGTTTTATCTTTACTTCCTACTTTTTTCGGAAGCTTTTTTAATAGCGTTTGTTTCAGTCTCTATCTGTTTTGTCAGTCTTTCAACAAACCAATTTCTCAATCCAATGGGCAAGTTGTAAGCCTCGATAAAAGACCAACCGCCATAGTGTTTTAGAAAGAATATCTGTTCGTATATATCCTCAGAATAGTCAGGACTTAGGCCAAAAAAACTCCGCAGTGAGCGGAACCTCCACCTCTGATTCAGCGCCACAAGATGAACAGGTAAAATCGCTCTTTAGCTCTAGGTCTGGGCTAATGCTCTTATATGCTGAACGAATTTCTCTTGTAAGCTTAACCGGCATGAAGTCAATCGCTTTGTTTACCGTAGCTCTATCGGAGTGACCTGCAATAGATACTATAATGTTTCTGAGTTGCGTGGTTGCTTGACCTGTCTGAATATTAGCCTTGTTTGCCTTCTGAACAGACTTGAGTAAGTTAGCTTCGTCCCTACTTGTAAGAACTCTTAACTCTACCTCTACACCAGCAGATAATGTAACCATATACGTCCCAGAAGCCGTCGCTGTGGCTTGTATTGTCTCATCATCTTGTGTCGAGTGGGTTCTCTCTAAACCTGCCGCTAAACAGGCTTCTAGGTCGAATTCGTGCTCTTCTGAAGCTGTACAAGATGGGCAGGTGACCTTTGCATTATAGTCTGCGCCGTATCCATCAATTCTTGCTGCAACCATGATAGCATTCTTATCAACTACAAGTAGATCGTCAACCTTAACTGCATCATCTAACAATAGTGATTGAACAAACCTATCTATGACTACTCCCTTCCTGATTAAGGACTGAGAGGTTAGTATATCCTCCTGCTTGGCAGTCATTTGTCTTATCTCCACAGTTTCACGCAAATGAAGTGGGTGGGTATCTGGGTATAGCTTGCCAAGCGAAGGCAAGGTTACAAAAGTAGTTGGGGATACAAAATCTAGGAACTCTAGTCCCGACTCTTTTGATTTAGATGCGGGTGTCGGTGAAGATGCTTGCTTTGCCTTCGTGCCGACCCTATCCTTGTTGTTTCTCATACATATCCTTTCTTGCTGTTAGAGCAAACAAAAACACTCCTACAGTTTACAATACTTGTAGGAGTGTGTTAAGGTTTTTTATTTATTTATCAGGAGCCTGGCTTAAAGAACTCTGAGGAGTTCTGCTTGCTCTCGTTTGCTGTCTCAAGATAAGCATAGTCATATCTTACCTCAAGCTCAATCTGTGTTAAGTCATCACCATCGTAGCTTAAGTCACCAAACTTTGCATCAACAATGAATGGGTTCCATAGTCTCCAAGTCTCAACAGCATTTCCCTCTGCATCGATTTGCTCAATTCTGATCTCGCCAAGAGCTATGGTTGCCTGTTGCTTGGACATGGTGTTTCTGTCGTTTTCGCTGATTGCTGGGCTATATCCTGAATCACGAATGACATTTAAAACGGTGGCTGCTGCATCTGGATCAACTGGGTCTACTAAAGTCATGCTGACTGTATTCCACTGCATACGTCCTGGGTAGTGGTATGTGTGATTCAAAAACTGATGCTCAGTTTGTGTAACAGTGAAGCTTGGCTTTGAAACAGACTTCAATGTGTAAGAAGGGATGTGGTCGTTTGTTAAAACCCAACGATACTGTCTTTTTGGGTCTTTAGATTTTCTTGCGTCATGCCAAAATGCCATTTTCTTTATATCTCCATGTGTGTAATATTAATTAGGATGTAATCCACTTTTTGTCTGCTATTCAGAGAAAGATGCTCCTGAATCAGTGATTACAAAGTCGATTGCAATGTACTCGATTGCTCTTGCTGGCTTGAGAAGAACCTTAGCATACATTACGTTTCTATCAACCAACTCTGCGGTTGTTGTTGTCTCGTCCAATACCAAGCGGTATTCAGACAATCCAAATCGAGTTCTTACGGATGCCAAGAATGGCTCAACCTTAGAAGAGAATCTTGCCCATGTTGTTTTGACGTTCTGGTCAAACAATACGGTTGCAGCCATTCTGCTGATTTCTCTCTTTAAGAAGATCATCAAGCGGCGAACATTGATTCTGTCAAGTGCAGAAGGTGTTGCCTGTAGTGTCTTCTGTCCGAAGATTACGATACCCTCGCTTGGGAAAGAAGCGATTGGGTTAATGTTGTGCTCGTAAAGCTTGTCTCTCTCCTTGGAGGTGAGGCGAAGTCTTACGCCTGTGACTGGCAAGCCTGCGGAGCCGGTGGAAAGTCCACCTCTTGTGAAGCCTGCTGGTGCGAACCAAAGCTCAGTCTTGCGGGCGCTTGAGCCCATTGTTCCAAGAGCTACGACGGATGGTGGGCAGTCAATAATCTTGCCTGAAGCGTCGTCACGGACCTTGACAAATGGGAAGTATGCTGCACCGTAGCTTGAGTTGATGGCTCTTGTCTTAAGAGATGCAACTGCGCTAGAAACACTTGGGTTTCTTGATGATGCGTCGGATGCGTCACTGCTCTCGTGAACTGGAATGTAATCATTCTGAATGTCGATGATTGCTAGTGCGTCACCTCTGCGCTCGCATACGTCAATCATATGAGAGGTTAGTGATGGATCTGTTAAGCCTGGGGCTGTTATGATATCACACTCTACTACCTCTTCATCAGATACAGAATCAATTGCTCTACGAACAGAGTTGTATGCATAGTTATTGATTTCTGTTCCTCCTGAAAGAAGGCTATTTCTGAATGGGTCTTGCTCTGCGATATCAACTCCATCAAAGCCGCCGACGACTGGCATTGTGAACCTGTCGTAGCCTGCTGCTAGAACGTCAAATGTGGAACCGGCTGCATCAATAGAAGTGGTACCTGCATATGCGCCTGCGGTGTATGTTGCGCCGGATGTTCCTGCTACAAGGTCTTGCAATGTAAACAGGAAGCTGTGCTGTGTGGTTGCATGTGTAATGTCCTTATCGCCTGGGACTGGCAAGCACAAGTCTCCGTAGTCGTCGCCCTGTCTGGAGGAGCCGGAGTAGTGTGTCTCAATTCCAAAGTACGCATCCGTTGGGTCTTTCAACTTAGAGTCTGCTGCTGATGCACGGAGCGGGTGAGATGGAAGTGTGATTATATCACATCGGAATGTGGAAGGTCCGATATCCATTGTTCCTGTGATGTGATCGTGAACAAGGCTGAGGTCGCCAAGGACTGAAGATCCTGCGGTGCCGGCGGCGATGCCCTGGGAGGGGTTTCCTGCTGGCTGGTTTAGGTCTTGGAACTTTAATGGCCCATAGAATCCCATTGGTAGTAGTCCAGATGCCAATCCAGAAGTTACCTGCTCGGAAACCTCAACTCTAAAGTAAGATGAGTTGTTTTCAAAATTTCCTTGCTCGATGTACCTTCTCTCTGAATAGTCCCACTCAGACTTCATATCACCGATTCTTCTTGCGATATAATCTGGTGAGTCTGGGTTGAGATTGAGTCCAGTGAACCTTTCAATGATTTTTGGATTTGCATCAGTGTCGCTAGACTGTCTAACAACAATGCTAAAGGTTCCATACTTTTCGTAGTCTGTTGTTGATTCTTTAATGTCTTGTACGGATACCTTGAGGTTTTTGCTCTCCCACTGACCGGAATGAAGTCCGACCATTCTGAAGAGCTTTGTTACGCTTAACTCGGAACCTGCTGTTTCAATAAGTGCTGCTGAAGCAGTCGTGTCAGCGTTGGCTCCTGTAATCTGGCTGAATACCCAAGGTGTTGTACCGGGGGTTGAGGTTTTTTCGAAGTCGGCTCCGACAACTCCATTGCCAGCAAGAGGAACGATGGCGATTGCCATGTTGCCTGCTGTTGTATCCAAGCCTAGAGATTCAATGTTTCTCTCGAATGTTGGTCCAAGCCAGTAGTACTCTAGTGCTGCTGCTGGCGTGACTGATGTGTTTGTGAGAGTTGGGTTTGTGTTAAGAACCTTTCTGATATAGTTGCCGGAGTTTTTGTCAAAGTTAACCGTGAAGGTTTTAACGACGGTGCCGGGGAGTGGAGACTCGTTTCTCAAGCAAAGAGTGAAGTTTCCACCAGCGGTGGAGATAATTGCTTGAGATATAGAGGTCTTGTAGACCGCTCCGCCTGCATCATATTGGCCACCTGGATAAACTGTTGATGCGGTGTTTGTGCCGCCTGGGGCGATTCTGTATGAAGAGGTGGCGCTCGCTGTGCTGCCAGTGTAGAGGATGCCTGCGAGGACGCCTCGTGAGGCTCCTGTGGTGTAGTCGCCATTCTTCTTGATTAGGAATAATCCGTATGCACCCTGTACTTCGGTTTCGACGTCAGTGGGGTTAGCGATTTTCCAGCCTGCAAGACCTGCGCCAGTGGCACTTGAGTGCTGCTCTCCAAGCAATCTTACGAATGTGATTGGATTTGAGTTTCTCAAATATGCCTGTGCTGCGAATGCTGCGTAGGTTGGTGCTGTGTAGTTTCCGTTTCTGGAAACGTCATCTGCGGATCCACCTGCTATGGGTGCTCCAAAAACTTCTAAAAAGTCTGAAAAAGACTCGACCTTTACTGGTCGCATTCCTGGTCCCTTTTCAGAACGACCAATGATTACTGGTCCTACTGCGCCGGGGAGCCTTGGTCTTTCAGAATTGTCGATCTCATTAATAAAGATCCCTGGTGATACAAACTTAAATTTACTTGCGGACATTTGCCATCTCTCCTTAAAGAAACATCTTACTATAATCAGTTGAAGATGTTAAAAACATAAATATTTTCTCTAATAAATAGTGTGGCGATTCCCTAAAAGATGTTTTTATGGACGATATTTTTCATCCTCGTTAAAAGGATTTATGTCTCCAAGTATTACTCTTTCTCTTTGTATCTTAACTTCTACTGCTGATTCTCTTACAACAACCTTCGGTGTCTCCTGGTTTGGTCCATCTCCAACGATGTGTCCAAGGACATCTATTTGTATGTTTGTTATGTAGTATCTTTCACCTTCGTCTAGTGATGAAACAGAGTTGTCCTGAGAGAAGTCTTGGTTGATGAATCCCTCGTATCTGTTGTTCTCACTGTCCATGACAAAATAGTTTATTCCACCGGGAGTTGATATGAATGGCTGTACCAATTCATTCATTTGCTGTTGGAACTCTGTTTTGATTGCGATGTTGTAGGTGCAGGTTACATATACGGGCATTGGTATTGTAACTGTTTGATATACAACCTTATCATTTCTTTTTCTTGTACGAAAGTTTAACTGTCCGACTCTTTTATTAGAATCAGCATTTGCATAGTTGGCTGTCTTGTCTTGCTTGACTTTTCTGCCAATTGTTATAGAACCTTTTTTGAAGTCATTTACTGGTGGGATGTTACCCCAGGCTGTTCCCTTTTTTGAGGGGTCTTTGGCAACGCCGGTTCTTTCTACTGTTATTAGTGGGAAAATGAGAGCGCCATTAGCGTCTCTTAAATCTTTGTTATCTTTGATCTGAAAAGACCTTTCTGGAGTGACCCATAAAACGGGTGTCTTCTTCCAGCCCTTGTTTGTTGTGCAGTGGAGATCTAACTCTTTGCTTACAAAGTCATACAATGCTCGGTCAATTGTTTCTAGATTAGAAGGAGCATATTTTGGATCATTAAGTTTTGTGTCATCACTTGGCATCGAACACTCCCTCTCTTGCTCTGCGGCAAGTTGCTACAATCTCAAATTTCTGATCGTCTTGTCCAAATAAATACTTTGGCATACTTGATTTTACGATCTCATATAACTTTCTATCATACTGAACAAAGTCGCCAACACGAACGAAAAGGTTTTGGTCTTCTGTGAGTCTTCTTCTGTGAAAGAAGATTTCTATTTGATGCATCTTGTCATACCCAAAGCCATCGTTATTTACATCTGACTCCTGGTAGTTAATAAGAGCATGAACTCTTATTGGTGGCAAGAAGGACTTTTCTATTGCCTCTCCATAGAGAGAGTGAAAGTTTGACTTATCAATATCGACTGGATAATATAAAACCGTCTGACCGATGACTCTTTCGATAAGTTCATCGTTGACTTGCTTTACTAGATCTCTCTCCTTCTTCCCTGTAAAGAGAGGAGGGGGAGGTGCGGCAGGTTGTTCCCATTTGTTATCGTCTGACATTCATTTATCCAACATAAATCTCTAGTGGAACCTCGGACATAACTTCGCTTGAGTTCTTGACCATCTCAACGTCGCCTTCCATTAGCTTACTGTATGTTAACTCATCAAGTGTTGTCTTGAGTTCATCTCTAAGAGCCTGCTGCTCTTCTTTTGCCTGGGATATCAAAGCATCACCATTTAGTGTTATTTCATTACCAGGAATTGGTATTGAACTAAACTTGCTTCTTATCAATCCTAACATCTCTTTGCTCATTGCTAAAGCAAATTTTCTTATCCACTGTTTACCAATGGAGTTAATGTTAAGGTATGGGATGTTTTGTAGTGGCATTGTGTTTAAGTTGTTGATGCCAGTAATTCCAGCCTTTGAGTTGTCTTCTTCTATCCAGGTGTCACTTGGGGTTACAAACTCAACCCACATATTGTTTGGATGATCTGACTGCGGAACTGGGAAAATTCTTAATCTGTTGTTTCTCAACTCATAAGAGAATTGTGAAGTTCTTGTGTTTATGCTATCCTCGTAAGCTACAGCTTGTGCTTTGTGCTGCCACACTGGAACAACCTGGAATGTAGAATCATCGGCATACTGTCCGTATGTACTCAAGTTGCCAGCAACATTAAGACCGCCATGATAACCATAGAAGTTCCACATAGCACGAGGCGTTTTAAAGAAAACTTTCTTAATAAGAAGCTTTGAGGCATCTGATGTTGTTCCTAATTTTTGATAAAAAGGAAGTTCAGAGTTTGCTGGGTCTACAGAAGCAGACAAGATAATTGTCTGGAGATCATAATCCTGCTGATCTGCTTGGACTGCAAAAGATGCAGAATAAACTGTTTGAGAGCCGCCAACAGCGGCTTCAGATGAAATACCATCAGTTACTCTTCTTGCGTATGCGAAGTCGAACTTTGGATACTTCAAAGCAAGATTTGTAGTTATATTCATGTCAGCCTGTTGGTTTTCTGCTGCTCCAACATTGACAGGGTTCTCACGAATCATACCGTCTTCATTAAATGAAGCTGTGGTTCCGCCAAGAACATTTGATAAGACGTTCTTGGATTGGTGAATATTAATAAGATAAGAATATTCTAAAACTGCTTCTTCATAAGCAGCATAAACTTGGTTTGCGGTAAGCTCAATGTCTAAGACATCGCCACCTAATTTTCTATATGTATAAGCAACCTGATCGGCTGCGCCGCTTAAGAAAGCGTTTACTGCGTTTGTTCCATCGTCATCAACTGCGCCAAGATCAGTATATGTCTGCCAATATGTATTAGTAGAATATATGGAATATGGAAGACTTGTGGCTACTGAACCTACGCTTCCTGTTTCGGGTAAAATTACTTGACTTGTTGTGCTCTGTGGTGTTAGTGTAGGCAGGGCCATTCATCTAGTCCTCCGGTTAAAATAAATAGTTTGGAAAAAAAGAAAACCCCGCACTGTGCGAGACAGGCGGGGAATTCTCATATTAGACTAGGCTAAATATTATTCGAAGTCACGAATAACTACTAGACCGTACATGTCTGGACGTACCATCTTCTTACCATAGCGAGTCATTACGGCCTTGCGTGGGACGAATGTGTCTGGATCAAAGATAGTTGGTGTGACCTGTAGTGGGACGTATGGAGCGTAAACGAAACCACTCTCAAGGAAGCTTCCGCCCTTACGACCAACGAGGATTACGTTGCGTGGGAAGGCGTGTGTGACGTATACGTCAAACTTCTTGCTGAGAGAACCGGACTTCACTGCACCGACCATTCCCATGTCAGAGTCGGCTACTACGTTTGCACGGAAGCCTGCTGTGAACTCAAGAATGTTTGCTGCTTCTGGACCACAAACTACGAAGTTTGCGCCACCACGAAGTGTCTTGCGGTGAATGTCGGCAGAGATGTCATTGATTGTCTCAATGAGTGTCTCGTACCACTCGCTTACTGTTCCTGTGAAATCACCAAGAGCGGCACCTGTGTGAACAACACCTGTGAGGCGGTTTACGAAGTGGCCTGGTGTGCGGGACCAGTAGAGTGTTCCGGCGGTTGCGCCCTTAAGAAGGTCGCCAAGGATCTCGGAGTCAATCTCAAGAGCAATCTGCTCGGAGAGAAGACCTGTAAGCTCTACCTCTGCGTCGAGGTTGTGGTAAGCGTTAAGATCCTGTGCTAGCTCTGGGGTCCATGTGGCCTTGAGCTTGCGGGTCTGGGCTGTTACTGCCAAGGAATCAACCTTAATGTTGATCTCTGGAAGTGCTGCGGAACCCTCCATCTCCCAAGCTGTTCCACCAACTACGGCACCGGCTGTGTTGGCGCTGGCGCTGATGTTGTCGGAAACTGCGAAGGAAAGTGCATAGCCGTTAAAGTTGGCTGCTGCGGACGCTGCACCTGATGCCATCTGAATGACAAGTGTGAGAGCGCCTGTTGCCTCGTCAAGAGAAGAGAGTCTTCTGATAACTGTAAGACCGGTTGCTGGTCCACCGTTCGTGTGTTGAAGCGCAACGTGGGAAAGGTTCTTCTTTACCATTCTGTTCCATACTGCGAGTCTTGCTGCATAGCTTGCGTGTGCTACAGTAAGCGGGTGGTCGCCGTGAAGGTCTGCAAGGTTTGCTG